GTGGAAGTATGAGCGCAAAAGGTTGCTGCTACGATAATGCCTGCGTGGAAAGCTTCTTTCATTCGCTGAAAGTGGAATGTATCCATGGAGAACACTTTATCAGCCGGGAAATAATGCGGGCAACGGTGTTTAATTATATCGAATGTGATTACAATCGGTGGCGGCGGCACAGTTGGTGTGGCGGCCTCAGTCCGGAACAATTTGAAAACCAGAACCTCGCTTAGGCCTGTGTCCATATTACGTGGGTAGGATCAGCTAACCTACATGTGCAAAGCATGAAATTGGCCTCAGATTAATGTTAAGCGTCTTGCCGGACGCGTAATGTTAACTGGGGCTTTTCTCTATCTGCCTTTTGGTGTTCATGCCTGAGGCAGATAGCCTCAAGCACCCGCAGCAATTCTAACTATCCAATAGATCAATGCCAACTTCTTTTCCTGCAACATCTCTCATCATAAGTGACCCAAATTCATCCAATCAGCACAAAAGAAACATTTAAAGCGTGAATGCTACCGAACGTTCATTTCAATTACATCGTTTTGATTTTTAACAGTTTTCACCTCAACAAATCAAATGGCATTAGCATTCATCATGGAAGAAAGACTGATAAAAATGATCATTTTCAATGACTTATGATCACACCGGGTATTGCCAAGTCATTCCTTTTACGCCAGGATACCCACAAGTGAGTAGTCGAGGAGAGTTTGCCAATTTTTGCGATATAAATTTCAATGTCCGAAGAACCATTAATTGTTAATTGATTCTGTATAAGGTATTAACATGACAATTTCATATATTCCTATTCTGAAAGCGAAACGTTCTGAGTTATCAGCTTTATCGCAGCTATCCATTGAAAAGAAATCAAAAATTTTGCCATTACTCGAAATTGAACCAGTGCCAATTGACCCTGATTCAGGTATTGCCTTAAAGAGTTATAACGAGACTCTTATAGAGTTCGGAAAGAAAGTCTCAAAATCTTGCTCAGATATGCAAGGTGTTTATATTGATGGATTATTAATTGAAGAGCATTTTATTTCTCCTGAAGATCATTACCCTATAATAAATGCGGTTAATCAAGTTAGAGATATGGGGATAAGAGTTATTCCTGTCAGTTCACCAACTCGCCCATCTAACTATAAAAGAGCGATTGATGAATTAATGCAGAATGAAATATGCTTGAGATTAACCACGTTAGATCTGGTTAACCCACAATTAATAACGCATTACATTAATCATCTGGGAATTCCTTTATCAAATATTGATATAATTATTGACTTAAGAGATGAGTTAACCGAGGATAAAATTAATTCCGGCGAACTATATACTTTGGCAATGGGATTGATAAACAATCTGGCGCACCTCAATGAATACAGAAAAGTGATTCTTTCTGGGGGTTCATTTCCTACAGATCTCAGTGATATTTCTGTTGGTCTATATTCTCAACCTCGAATCGAGTGGATTTTATGGCAGAGTTTAATGAATAGAAAAGAACTTGCCAGAAATGTGATTTATAGTGATTATGGAGTACAGCACCCCGACTTTAATAGGCTTTCGACGCGATTCCCTAGCGTATCTGCCAGCGTCAGATACTCTGGAGATAATGACTTTTGGGTATTTCGAGGAAGAGTAGCTAATCGCTTTGGTTATGAACAATATGGTAAACATAGTGAGGATATTCTTGCTCATCGAGAATATTCAGGGCCTACATTCTGTGCGGGAGATAGAGACATAGAATATTATGCAAACGAGTATCAAGCCTACAAAGCCAATCCCTCTGGTAACTATAAATTTGGTAGCCCAGAGGTATGGCGTAGGATTGGGCAAAACCATCACATAACTAAGGTTGTTGAGCAACTCGCCACTCTTTACGGGCTTTAAGTTTAACTCGAACAGCTTCACGAAGCTCGCCAACATCCATACTATTGGCGAGTTTTGACCATAAGACGCGTTTAGGTTTATTTTTCAAATTCTGTAGCTCCCCTACATCACTTAATAGGGAAAGCAATTCATCTTTCCAAAGAAGCATTGTTAAGGAAAGTTTGTCCACTTGTGGATTCAACTTGCTAGTTCGAATTGTTTTTAAATGGATACCTTGCCGTGCACCTTGCGTAACTTGCTTTATCCCCCACCATGATGGAACTATGCTTAAAGCATCATAAAGATGGCAATCAGAGACAACCAAAGTTACTTTATCCATCACTGATGAGTAATGTTGCACCTGCGCTGGTAATCTGAGCAAGTTATCACTCTTGCTCTTCAACTCATAACCATGTATAAGCCCATTGATCACTGCTATATCAGCTCTGCTAGCCCCTAGATTCATCGTAAACTCATCAATGATTAGGGTGTCAGGATCTTTATGATGATCTCTCAGAATCTTGGCATGCACAGCCTTTCTTACATCAATGTCTCTCATACCATAGTTGCGCTTTCATCGACTCTCTCAAGCCATGATTCTATATCATGGTTCGCATGAATGCCATTTGATATGACCAGTGGTTAAACATTGCACAGAAAAGTGGATGTGTATTTTAACAAAAGCAATGACGGCTAACCATGTTGGTATGTCGATAAAATGTTTCAACGTAAGCATTATCTGTTCCGCCCTTTCGGGCGGCCTCCTGATGTTCTGAGGGTGCAGAAATCCCTCCGGTTAAGGATTAAATTTTATTTACAGAACTGAATTTAATTATTCAGATATACGTATCTGTAACCTTACTAACCTACTCACTGGATGCCTATTTCATAAAAATAATCCAGTGGGTTTTATCGTTTTTTCCTGTTCGTTGACCGATAACAGGTTTTCTGTCGGTCAGTGCCAATATCTGGCGAACAGGTATTTGCGTTTCATTCCATTTAAAAATCAGAACGCCGTATGGACGCAACACACGAAAGGCTTCTTTAAATCCCTGCCGCAAATCATCACGCCAGGTATCTTTATTCAGCCGTCCATATTTCTTTCCCATCCTGGCGTTATCACCAACACGCTCAAGATGCGGAGGATCGAATATAACCATCGAAAAAGATGCGTCTGCAAATGGTAGTGCACGAAAATCAGCTATCAGATCAGGACTGATAATCAGGCGTCGTCCATCACACAATGTGTGCTCTTCCTTTCTGATATCGCTAAATATCGCCCGGTCGTCATTCTTATCGAACCAGAACATGCGACTGCCACAGCACATATCAAGAATGGTTGCCGGTGCACTCACTGCGCTACCTCCTGAAAATTACCCTGATAGAAAGCCAGTACACGCTGCATAGCTTCGCTCTTCCGGCACTCGCGACAGATTATATTCAGGCGCCTGTCGTAGCGGCGTATTTCTCCGTCTGGTAATGAATAAACCAGGTCCGGGTCGCTCTTTTTTTTCACTGCTGCTTTCGACATCTTTTTGCGGGCCTTTATCCAGTCCTTACGTGCCTGTTCAGACGGAAATAACCCGTAGCCGGAGTTGTATAAATCGCCACTGGCAACCAGCTCTCTGGCAAGAACACTCATCAGATATCTTGTCGCACCTGTCTTGGCTTCCAGTTGCCGTAACGTCTCGCGACCGCTCAGACGTACAAGTTCAACAACCTGCCCTTTAATTTTTTCCCGCTCTTCTGATGTAAATACTTTTGCCATAGGTGCCTCCGGCAATCACTTTTCCGACACAATACGGCTGGAGGAATCGAAAATCTGTCGAACAATATCCCGGTGCTTGTTCAGCTCCCGCAGCGCGGCGCAGACTCGCTCCCACTTCTGGACATGATTTTTCGCCCGACGCAGTTCGCGGTTTGCCATATGCAGCGATGGTAAAACCAGGTCATCCGCTCGCGTTTCAGTAAACGATGGCAGCGACTGCACAATGTCCGCCACCGTTTCTGTTTTAATATCTTCCTGTGTTGCAGCCTCCTGTACTGGTAACGCAACACCTGTGGGCTGAGGAAAGGCCTTACCATCAGTTTCCGCTACCGATGCTGCTTTCGGCTCTGCTGGTAAATTATCGCCCGGTATGCAGTAACGAAATTTACCGTTCTGGTTTACGCGAATCAGGCGTCCTTTGCTGATAGCCATTGCCAGCGTTGAAGCTACTTTGCGTGATGTGGTACCGAACAATGTAGCCAACTCATCCGCCGTTTGTGGTCCACGTTGTTCAATCGCCGCAGTTAAATCGCACTCCGAAATTTTCGCGACTGTTGCCGTGGTGGTTTCTTCCGGCAGTTCTGCCTGCTCTGGCTGTTCCTGCTGAACGTTGTTATCAGCCACACGCCAGGTGTATACGCTTTTATCAACGAAACCAGCCTTTTTCAGTTCCCACAGCTCGTTCAGTACCTCTTCACGACTGATATCAAGTCGCGCAGCCAGTTCTACCGACGTGGCTTTTCCCATTGCTTTCAGTGCGTCAAATACAGTTTCCATTAAAACGTCCTCCAACAAAAATTACTCCGCAATTCCTGGCTGACCAACATTCGGACGCCAGCTCTCCCAGTTAAAATTCACCCATCGCCCGCCGTTCATGGTCATGCGATCCATAATCCGCTCACCGAGCAATGTTTTCATGGCCTCATAGTTCAGGTTTGTCAGCATCCCCACGCTGCGCATCGACGCTGTCCGGCGATCAACAATCTGATGCAGCACCACCTGCTCGTTTTTCGTCTCGCGCTGAATGCCAATTTCATCAAGAACCAGCAGATCCACTTCGCACAGCTCCCGCAAAAATTTTTCGCCTGACTGCCCGTCGTCATAGCTGGCGTGCAGGGCGCTCATAACATCAGCCACGGTAACCACAATCACTGTCTGACCGTCTTTCAGCAGGCGATTCCCGATAGCTGCCGCTAAGTGATTCTTCCCGGTACCAGGTTTTCCGCTGAACGAAAAATTTGTACACCCGGTCATCAGTTCATCGGCGATGGATTTCGCCTGGCTTAACGCGTATCGCTGGCCGTCGTTCTGCACCTGGTAATTCGCAAACGAGCATTTACGGTGCAACGGCTGGATGCCAGAGCGATTCAGAATTTTTTCCACCCGCAACTGACGATTCAGGCGGTTGATCTCCTCGCAACGTTTCTGTCCTTCAGCAAGTTGCCACTCACGCCACTCCGCAACCGTTCTGAATGGGGCGGTTACATGTGGTGGGGTCAGTCTGCGGATACGCTCCAGAACGCCGCCTGTCGCAATATTTTTCATGGTCTGTTACCCCCTGAAGCCTGGCGGGATCGCACTATCCGGTAGCGAAACGGTGTTAACCTGTCGGAGTAACGTCTCAGGTCGAACACCTTTCGGCGCGAACAAGCCCTGGTATTCATTGGCGATGCTGTGTCGAATCACCTGCTCAGGTGAAAAACCCTGCTGGCGGAATTTTTCCAGCTCCCGTATCGCCCCGTTAGCGCCCTGCTCCGTTCGAATCGGTTTACGCAATGCCTGGCGAAATTCAACCCACTCACGCCAAAGCGAGACAGAAATCCAGTTCGGCAAAGCAATATCCAGAGGGTCAAACTTTTTGACACCTCGATTCCCCCGGGGGGGATTTAGGGGGGGATCTGTTTTTAGATCTTTATCTGTATCTTTATTAGTTGCCTTTGTGTTGACATCATGTTCAAACACCACTTCAACATCTGTTTGAACACCTGTTAAATTTCTCTCTTGTTTTTTTTGAACATCTGCTTCCTTTCTGCTTCTTCTGGCCTGAACAGATGCTTTTCCTGCGGCTGATTTTTTGGTTAATTTTTCCCTGACTGATGCCAGATCTTCCTCAATCCGAAGATGCACCCATTCCTCGCCGTTATCGCAAAAAAACTCCTGCAAGGATGGTTCAACATCAGCCCATCGCTCGTTAGTCAGACGGGCAATTTTTGCCAGTCTGTTTTTAGGTATTGGCTTTCCTGTTTGCCAGTAATTGAACATCAGCAACAAATACGCACCATGCTCCTCTGCTGACAAATGCATGGTGTCAGCCAAGTAATCAGCTATGTACAGTTGCATGTATGGTAATGCGGCCATAATTGCCCCGTATGATGCTGCCCGGTGGCTTAGAATAAGCACAAACAGCATGGAAACTTTTGCTTAATGAACAATGACAGAATCTTCGGAAGACCCGCCGCCGCTGAAATGCGCTTTCCGGTAAACGGCCTGGACTGCATCATCATGCGCATCAATTGCCGTACTCAACGCTTCCTGCGCCGCCAGTAATGCACGGCGTTCCAGGGTATCGAAGATGCAGAGTCGGTGACGCAGCTCGCGCGGAATAATTGCCAGAACCGCAGGGATCAGTTTCTGAATTTTTTCCCTTTGCGCTTTCGTTTCACCTTTCAACCAACGGTGATAGATATTCTGCTGATTGTTCCAGTCCTTGCCTGGTACCAGGGGCAATTCGCCGCCCCCCTGGCGCAGATATTCTTCAGTAATTGCGTTAGCGACCCACGCCTGCCCTTTTTCGGCTGCCAGGGCTAACAACACTGATTCGATGTGCTCATGCCTGATTTTCATGAATCAACTCCTGTGCATTTTGCGTGTTAGCCTTACATCCAACAGGTAAACCATCGGTCGGATTAGGGTAGATATCAGGCCGGAGTTCATGAGGTGTAACCTCGAAATTCGTAGCCTCTGCGATACGCAATACCTTTTCAGGGCTTAACTGACTACGTCCAGTAGCAACGAGGCTAATCATTGATTGCGAACAACCAGCCAGCGCGGCCAAACAAGACTGTCGTACACGATTTTTTTTCAAATATTCATCTAATGTCATAATGGTCACCTTAGTAATGCTCACAAAAATATTAACCATACTAATTTAAATGATCAATACCTATATCAGTTTGAGATTATGAACTGTATTCATAAGATGGTGGTATGAGAAGAAAACGCGAAGAAATCGCATCGCCGGAAGCTACGCAACGTCTGCGCGCAATCTGGGATGCAAAAAAAAGAGAGCTCAAACTGACTCAGGAGCTTGCTGCCGAGCTAATGGGTTTTGAGGCGCAATCTGCGGTTAGCCATTATCTCAACGGAAAGGCTCCACTTAATACTGATGCGGCATTAAAATTCGCTGTATTACTAAGAGTTAAGCCTGAAGAGTTGAGGCCTGATTTAGCTGATCTGATGAATTACGTCCGTTCCTCAGGAACTTATGACGAAAGTTTCGAAGGCGAAGGTTGGCGGATGGTTAACAAGCAACAAGCTGATTTACTAGATCTTTTTGATATCCTTCCCGAATCAGAAAAAGCAAAACTAATCGAAAGACTTAAAGGTCAGAATGAACTCTACAAAGAAGCATTTGAAAATATGCTGGCAGCTCAAAAA